CGGCAGCGATCGTCGCAGGCGCCGCAGCGATTGGCACTTATATCGTTATGTCGATAAACTCCAAAAAGGAGACTGACGAGAATACAAAAGCTACAGAAAAGCTCGTCGATGAATATGAAGCCCTGAACGAAACGCTCGAAGAGAACAAAAAGACAAGGCAAGAATCCGTTGATGCAGCTAAGGCAGAGGTAGGAAGCGCTGACATCATGGCTCAGAAGCTGGATGATTTAAGCAAGAAAGAGAATAAATCAAACGCTGAAAAGAAGCAGATGCAATACTATGTTGAAGAGCTCAACAAAATCGTGCCTGACCTTAACCTAAAATACGATGCCGAAAAAGATGCTTTGAACAAGTCCACTGACGCCATACGGTCTAATATCAAAGCTCAAAAAGACCTGGCAATAGCAAAAGCTTATCAAGAGAATATGGCGGCTATCGCTAAAGATATGGCCGATGCGCAAATAAAGCTCGATGAAGCTACACAGCAGACCACCAAGAATGAAATAGCCCTGAAAGAGGCGAAGGAAGCCACACGGAAGGCTTATGAAGATTATGCGGCTACAGGCTTCGACGCTGCCAGTAAAGAGGCTGGCGCATGGCTAAAGGCAAACGATGCACAAGCTACAGCTCAACAGAATTACGATAAATCTCAAAAAGCTGTTGAGGATTTGAAGAACAAAATGAGCAGCTTGAACGCGGAATATGATAAAACTGATCAGTACGCACGGAAATCTTTGGATTCTGCAGACCTCGAAAAGAAATTGGCGGAGTTCACAGCTTTGGCCAAAAAGAAAGGCCGAGAGATTCCCGAGGAAATCGCGAATTCCATCAGAGAAGGTGCTTATGCTGTTCCGAAATCGGTCGATGAGCTAGGCTCTTTGATTCAATATGACGACATGATAAAGACTGCAAAAAAGAACGGATACGATGTCCCTAAATTTATATCAGATGGAATATCATCTGGCAAATTAAAGCCTGCGCAAGCGGTAAAAATGATGCAAAAAGAAATAGAATTTAGCGATATGCTTAATCAATCTAAAGCTGCCGGCACTTTGGTTCCGGAAAATATCAGAAATGCTGTTATACAAGGGAAAATGAAACCTTCTGATGCTGTACATGCGATGGAGAGTTTGGTCGAATTCAACAAGCTTCTGAATGATTCCAAAATTGCAGGTGATCAAGTGCCTGAGAATATTAGAAACGCTGTTCTCAACGGTAAGATGAAACCCGCTGATGCTGCGCAGCAGGTACAAAATCTGGTTACTTTTCAAACACTTTTAGCGAAATCAGTAGCAGCTGGAAATGATGTCCCCGAGAACATAAAACAGGCTGTAATGGCTGGTAAAACAAAGCCTAAAGATGCTGTTAATCAAATGGTTTCCGGCATGGTGGAAACCGCTAATGCTGGTAAACCAAAAATGAAAACGTCTGGTAAAGAAATTAGTGCAGGCTTTGAAGATGGAATTAACTCTAAACAGAAATCAGTGGAATCAGCCGGTAAGAATCTAGCATCTAGTGGTAGAAGCGGCGCTAAATCACAAAGCAGCTGGTTCGACTTAGGTGCATACGCAGGTCAAGGTTTTATTGATGGTCTATCAGCCATGACAGCTGATGCTATGTCACAAGCAATGAACTTTGTTACCTCCGCAATGAACGCAGGGAAAAGGGCACAGAAATCACGTTCACCATCCAGAAAATGGCGGGATGAAATCGGTATGATGGCAGGTGCAGGGTATGCGATAGGGTTGGATAACTCTACAGGCATGGTAGAGAAATCTGCTAAAGGGCTAATGGAAACAGCGATTAGCGAAGCTGAAAAGTACAGAAAAATGAGCATCCCATCTATTTCTCTTGATCCTATCAAAGCAGTTGCAATGAGCACTGCCTCAGGAGCAAGAATGCAAAGTACAGCGCAAAGCTTTTCCAATGCAGGGAATAACGTTTCTTTTCCTGATAAATTGGAAATAGTTGATAAGAGTCAAAATGAAACAACTCTCGTATTGCAGAATAGAGAAGTATTGGCAAAATGGATAGCTCCGGCAGTGAGCAGGGAGCTTGCATTTTTAAAAGGCAGGTGATGGCATGGATATAAATTTCCGAACGATAAAAAGATATGATGCAAGAATCATGTCGTTTGATTTACAAAACTCGGTCATAGAACGAAGCATCATCAATGAAGGTTTTATTCCTATAGGGGCGAAGCCTAAATTGAAGCCACGTCTGATGGAATTGAAAATAGAATTCAGAAATAAACTAAGGCTTTCGCAATTCGTTGAAGATTTGATTCAATCAGATCAAATACTAATCGATATAAATGATGGATTTATATATCGCTGCACACTTAAGCAAATGGATGGAAGTATAACATCCATAGCTAACAGATGGCATCAATTGGCAATACCGTTATATGCGATTCAGTCAGGGTCGAAGCGAAGGGTGTGTTTAAAGTATCCTGAAACGCTCGTATTCGTGGCGGGAACACATGAATGCGATGTTGTGTACGAACTTTTTCCAAAAGAAAACGGGAGCATAAATATTAACGGTATTAAAATTGATAATGTAAAGGCAGGCAGCACGTTAATCATTGACGGTATAAACAAATTGATCACTGAAAACGGTGCAAATGCTTTTGGCAGAAGTAATTTGAGAAAGTTTCCATCCCTTCCTGCGGGAGAAAATGTTGTAACGCTGGATAAAGATATCGATGCGTTTTTGTATTATTATCCAGTTTTTGCATAAAGAGAGGTGGTAGTATGCTGGCAATTGAAATAGATAACAAATGGGTTCCTATATCAGGATATACAGACTTTTTCATTGATAAAAGCGAGGAAGGCGAAGAATCGCTTTCTTTTGATATCCATAAGGATAACTCATTTTATCAATATATGAGGAGCCTCGTAAGATTGAAATCCGACGATAACATTTACTCTATTATTGGCGCAAATAAGCCTGCAGAAGTTGCAACGATAACTGCTGAATTGGATATGAGCGAATGGAAAACTGAACATTTCACAAAATGCGCAGAAATTTCTGCGTTGCAAACAAAAACAATTGTAGACGTCCTGGAATACATAAAACCTATTGGATGGGATATAGTTGGTGGAGAGTTTAGTGTAATAAAAAGAACGCCAGATTGTGAAAAATGTAATCGATACGATATTTTAATGCGTTGCAAAACGATATATGATGTCCAATATGATATTGATACCATAAGCAAGACAATCACTATTGTAGATCCTTATGCTAGTCATGATGATGGTGTGTATATCACACCGGAATTAAATATGACAGGGCTTGACTACAAAGAAACAGGAACAGGAATAGTCACAAGGTTATACTGTTACGGAGCAGACGATATGACGTTTTCCTCTGTAAACGGAGGGAAACCATATGTTGAGAATTATACTTACACCGATAAGGTTATCACAGGCCAATGGGTAGATGGAAGATACTATGATATGTCTAATTTTTTGGTAGATGCTCAAAAAAAAGTTAATGAACTTGCGGTGCCAGTTGGGTGTTATACGATAAGTACAAAAGATCTTGCAGCTTATGATGATAAGTACAAGGATTTGAAATTTAAGCTCAGGCATAACGTGCATTGCATAATTGATCCTAAAAACAATATTGACATTATCCATAAAATCGTGAATATACGCAGATACCCAGACAACGAAAGCGAAACTATAGTTACATTATCTAATGCTGCGAGAACAATCGAAAGTGAAATAAAATCGTACCAGGAAAACGTAACTGAGCTTACGCAGGATGGATATAAGAAAGAAACGACTATCCGGAATAACTCAGAAAGCATTGAACTGATTGCAAAAGGTTTAGGCGAAGCTCAGTTGAAATTGCAGGAAGACCAGATCATAGCGCTTATATCAAAGGCGATAAACAACGGTAACTCCATGCAGACCATGCAGGTGATTATAGATATTCTGGGACTAACGATAAAAAATGGCAGAATTAAGGTATACGATGGTAACAACAGCCTTGTACTCTATGTTGATCAGAATACAAAGAAATTAAATTTCTCTGGTACGATATCAGGTACGACGATAACAGGAACACTATTCGATGGTGGGACTATCAGGACAAGCGACGGGGACATAGGCGGCTGGAAAATAGATTCCAACGGATTATATAATGGTACAGTCAAAATTAAGAATAGTGGAATCACCAATATCTATACATGGGCTGACCTGTATATTATCCGTTTGATAATTATGGGTACTGTGGATGCTGATGATGATATGGTCTACCACTATGATTTTAATGGAGATGGAAAAATAACACCAGCTGATTACGCTACGTTGAAGAATAGATTAAAAGCTATGTAGGAGGTGATAAAATGGATATAGTAGTAACACAAATTAAACAGATTGGTAGAGAGATAATACTTGACGGAAACAGTCTTGTAGGTTATCAGCACTCAGCCAATCTTTTTATTAAGCTTATTAAAGACACATCGGAAACAAATCCATTTAAGGGAATGGTGTTATCTGGTTTCTGTAGCAGCTGGAAATCAGATATGCCGATTGTATGCCCTCTACAAGAAAAGGATGATGGGACATACATTTTGTTGCCTGATGGGGTGTTTGAAAACGAAGGCGATGTATATTTGTCTTTGGCAGCGATTGACGAAAATAAAATCGTTATCACATCTAACCAACTGACACTACAGGTGGATGGATCTAATAGAATTGTATCTAAAGTATCGCCATCTGAAAAGTATTGGGAAATCGAAGTGCTGAATGCTATGAAAGTGTGGTATGCCAATGTAGTTGACCCGACCTTCAACTCCAGTAATGAAAAACTGAATCAGCTAATCAGACGAACAGAAGAACACGAAGAAAAGGCGGAAGACCTGCAGAAAAAAGCAGAGGAGCAACAGACAGCAGTCGATCAATCCACTACAGCTGCAGCGCAGGCTACGCAGACAGCGAATACTGCAGCAACCAATGCCGACGAAAAGGCGGCAGCTGCGAACGCTGCAGCTCAGGCAGCAAACAAGGCAAAGAGTGATGCAGATACAGCTGCAGGAAAGGCAAATAAGGCAGCATCAGATGCTAATGTTGCAGCAAATAATGCAAACACCAAAGCCGGAGAAGCTGCAACTGCTGCATCAGAAGCGAATACAGCAAGAGATAGTGCAAATACACTTACACAGACAGTACAGCAAAAGCTGACAAATGGTGATTTTGACGGGCGTACAACCTATAACGGTATCGGTGACCCTGCAGTTGTGTTAGGTAAAAATGGTGACACATATCTGAATAAATCAAATGAAGGTCAGCACCCTAAATGGCTATATTTAAAAGAAAACGGCAAATGGACTCCTCTTTGGAATACACAAGGTATTGATGGTACAGACACAGTACCGGTAGGAGCTGGATATCTAGTATCCGGTGATACTGTTCCTCCGGGTTACAAGGAGACCACTCCCCCATTCAGCAATCCTAATCTGTTGATCAATGGAGATTTCCAAGTCTGGCAAAGGGAAACAAGTTTAACAAAACCTAACGCCATTCACAACGAGTATTTGGCTGATAGATGGATGATATTAACTTCTGCAAACATACAGAATTTAGTAGTATCCAAATCTAATCTTGGAGGAATTAGATTTCAAAACAATGGAGATAATGGATATTTTTGTATAATTCAACATGTCGAATTAGATGGGAAACAGACGTTCATGAATAATGCTAAAAAAATTACTT